ACCAGTACGAAATCGTTTAAGATTTTCTCCCGCAATGCCTCAGAATTTGTTTGCGGCAGCAGCCCCAGGTAATAGGACGTAAACGCCGCAATGCAATAATCTAAATCCAGTTCGCCCATTGCGTAGTGTTTCATGATATACGCAAGGTGCTGTTTCATCCGCAAAGACGTACCTTTCCGCAGCTGCACCCGGTCAAGATACACCATCCTGCCGATAAACTCCGTGCCATGGCGCACCGGCATCACAGCGGTTTTGTCATTCAACTGCAAGCCGAACCCGTTACGCAGGAATTCATCACAAGCCTGGGTCGTTTCCCATGCCTGTTGTTTGGACTCACACAGAAAAGCCATATCATCCATGTACCGCTCATAGTATGGAATCCGTAGCACCCGCTTAATGTAGTGGTCTAACGGAGTCAGCACGATATTGGCGGACATCTGGCTGATCAGCGACCCGACCTGCATGCCTCGTCCGGGAATGCGTTCCGCAGTCGCTACATCATCGTACTCCAACGGAAGCCCAAAAGAACGTCCGTCGCATGTAACGGCCTGTTCGAGGAACCACATCATATCCGGATCTGCCAACGGCTTTCCCAGTTCCCGCATCTGTACTTCGTGGGGAACACGGAAAAAGAATTTGGCCACGTCCATTTTGCCGATTACCCAGCCGGGCTTATGTTGAACCAGACGCATCCAGTCCTGCAATTGTTTTACTGCTTTGATGGTGCCCCTTCCGGGGATGCTTCCATAGCTATGCTCATAGAAGCTTTTTGAGTAGATTGGCCACAGCTGTAAGTAGGCAGCGCAGTTAATCACCCGGTCATTGAACGGCAGCGAATGAATCAGCCGTTTCTTCGGGAAGTATTCATAGAACGGCTGAGGATGGCCTGTACAGTAGGTTTTATTTTGTAACCGACCCAGGTCACGAAAAATGTTTTCTTCGAGGCGTGCGCTATATTCCAGCACCTCACCCTTGCGCCGTTTGCCACGGCGGGCCAAGAGATAGCCGTTATACAGGTTGTCAAACGTTGCGAAGCGCTCAAAAACATGCGAATGCTTTTCCATATAGCGTGCCTCAAATAGCCGCTTCTTGTCAGGCGCCGTGCCGTAACCGGAACGCCGGAGTAGGCGGCATACTTTTTTTGCCCTAAAGCAAGGTGACAGGCTCCTTTATCTCGCTTGTACGGGAAGAAAACCCTTGAGTTTTCAACATCTGACGAGGGCGATAAATCGGAGCGGAACCCGATGTTCGTGTTGGAGTTCGAGCGAGCGTTGTTGCCATTGAACGAAGCCATCCCATAGGTCGTGTTGTTCCAATTGCCACCGGAGTAGAAGCACCGCAACAGCCTATCCCCTATGTTGAGCGGGCTGGTTAACGGCCTTTACCAGTCCGCCTACCATCTTGCCAATTTCCACCAGTCGTTCAGACCAGGAATTGTAATGCTTCATGGAAAGGAATTTCTGTCCCATGGCTAAGCGGATGAGCCGCTGAATCGTTTTCTGCGAAACATCCATTTCCTGTATGGACGTTTTCATTTTGTACCCGCATTCGGCGGTTACACACCAACGAAGCAGCGTGTACATTTCCGCTTCAATGGTTGCCGCACAAGTATGTTTTTCAGAACGTGGAAATTGCGCCAGAAAAGGCTTTGCAAAAAGAATCATATCCTCGACCTTTTGTGCAATTTCCAGTTTCTTATGATACTCTTCACGATCGGCCATGGTTCGTTCCTCCCAATACATTGTACTGTAAGAATCCCACAATATCGCAGTTTTGGTAGATTATAACGAAATTCGTTATTTTAATTTTTCAAAAAAATTTTTCCGCCCTTACGGGCGGAAAGGGGGCGCACCACTTGCGTGGCGCTAAGCAGTCGCCAGCCGTCAGTCAAGCGGCTTCTTGATATAAGCGGAGCGGAACCCGAGGCTCGCGTAGGAGTACGAGCGAGCGTAGCCGCCATCGAACGAAGCCACCCCATAGGTCGGGTTGTACCAATAGCCACCGGAGAAGAAGCACCGCTCTGCTTCTGCGTTGTTGAAGTATGCGTAATGGCCGGAGAACAGTTCGTTGCTGTTGCCATACTGTAACATGCCCAGGTTCTGCAACAGCAACTTCGCATCGTCTCCGATAGTGCTGTCGCAAACAATATTTGCAAACGTGCAGGAATGATAAGTGGTTGCGGTATCGGTTAAGCTTGTGCTGTACGTCAACTTGTTGCTGATAAAGTCCAGCTTAATAGAACCGTTAGTGGTGCCCTGACCATCCGGCTCGATGAGCGTGCCGTCGGAAGCCTTGATGGCTTTCCATGCAAGGCTGGTAGGACCCTGCCCATTAGAAGAGTCAGCACCATTATTGTTGTTTAAAATCTGTAATTCGCCATGAACAGTACGCACGGCTCCGCTCCATTCCCCAACATTACCTTTCAAATCGGCAATGCCTGAAGGAGTCTGGTCGTGATACCATGTCAGCGGACCGGTGCCGGTAGCCGTTCTCTGAATCCTGCCGTTAGCATCACGAGCCATGGAAGGAATCGCTTTGTAGGAAGTTTCTGAAACATCTTTGCCATAGCTGTTGTTACCTTTAGGCATAACCCCGTTGTGCTGGCACCAGCGAACCAGCAGGCCCCATTCCATACGCGTCATCAGGTGCCAGCCTTCGCCTTTGTTCTCGCAGACCGCACGGGCTCTGTCAAAGTTCAGACTTGCGGCAGGGTCGACACCGCCCAGAGAATAGGCTCTGTCGTTGTTAATCATGTTCAAATATTTGCTGATGTAGATTTCGTCCACTTCATGGCCATTGACGATGAACGCCGGATGGATGGCCGTGCTTTCACCCATGCCCAGCTGTGCATAGGTCATCTTCGGGATCTTCACCATGATGGATGGCATGCCTTTATCATCGTATAAAATCTCGTTGCCGGGGCAGCAGCCCTGTACTGCAAGTGCGGATAAATCAAAGTTACTCATGTTACGACCTCCTTATACCAATGCCCACAGGGTGAGCGTTACTTTGTCCATGTCCAGCGGCAGCGGTTCGGGTTCTTCCCCTTCACTGTACTCAATTGCCGGAATGTCAATCTGCGCTACAAATGCCCATGCGTCCTGCGTGCCAGTAATCAGCTGGCGAGCCTTGTTGTAGCAGATGTCGATATGCACCGGTTCTTCTCTCTGACGCTTAGCCAGGTTCAACATCAAATCATCGTCAAAGGTAATCTTCGTACCATTGACCTCATAAGGAATTTTCGGGCCTTCGTTAATCTCAATGATATTCATGCTTCAAATCCTCCTATTACCACATATTTTACGGACACAGTAGATGCGCTTCCAGTGTAGGCAATCTTGAATCCGTTTACCAGCTTCTCGCTGATTTCTACTTCGCCCACATTCCCGGAGAATGTGGTCACTTCTGCCATCACAACATAGTTGGTCGTGTTCCTTGTCTTGGCCAAGGAGACACTCTTCTTGGAATTGTTGAACGGGAACGCCAAAGAATTCGTCATGGTTGTGGTGCCGATCTCAAAGGAATCGTGGTCGGTTATCCATTTTTCGATAGCATCCACGTCCCACCGCATCTGCCGGGCAAAGTTTAACAGAACAGCCAGGCTGATGTGAGCATCAAAAATACCACATTCCATGTTGTTGAAATTGGTTTGGTCCTGCGGCGTGCCCTGCTGCATAACTTCCCCTGCCGGGGTTATAGTGTAGGTTTCATCATTGTTCTTGTGGATATAGAACACATTAGACGGGCTCGTCACATGGTCCTTCCACGGAGTAGGGTTGTACATTCTTAACTTGCCTCCTCTCGGATAGTAAAGTCAAACCAGAACAAGATTCCGGTTTGTCCCGGTGTAAGAGTGATATTGCAGTCCTGATGCGCCCACAGTTCCGCATCGTTGTTATACAGTTCCACTCTGTTCACTGTAATCGAACTCCCACCGGAGTTCACATTAAGCTGCGCCCGTACCGTGCCGCTCGGCAAAATCTGCATGTCAGACAAGTATGTCTTGTACCAAGTGCCGCCCACACGATAGCGTGCGTAATTGATTCTGCGTTTGATAAACTTACGCAAATCAATGAAGCCAGCTGTGTCAAGCATATTGCTTATCCTCCTTCCTTAAAATAAACTGCCAGGAGTGCTGCCGCAGAACCTGGCACTATACGATATATCACCGGTGGCCGTATTCGCCGTGATACCACTACCATCACCGCTCTCCGGGAACGTGCCGGACACGATTTCATTTGTGTGTGGGTTCCGATAGAGCATGTTGCCTTCCGCCGTTTCCACGGCAATGTCACCTTCGCTGACACTTCCTTCCATTCTCGGTTCGGGGAACGTTCCGGAAACCAGTTCATCGGTAAAAGGATTACGATATAAAAGCCCGCCTTTTTCCGTCTCAACAACCAAGGCCTCATCTTTGATTTCGCCTCTCGTCCGGCGGTATGGGAATGTACCAGCCACCAACTCATTTGTGAACGGATTCCTGTACAGTATGCCGCCCTTGTGCGTCTCGACCACCAGATCGTGGTCTTCAATGCTTCCATAGCGGCGCCGGTACGGATAGGTGCCGCATACCCGGCCCCAATAGGCGGCATAGCCGAAGTGTGTACCCACAACAATGTCATGGGGAACGTGGTAATAAATTCCTTCCAACCAGCTGCGGTAACTCTTGTAGGCATCTATCAACTGAACAACTTCTCCGATAGACAGAGGCGGAGCAGGGTCCTGCGCCCGGAGCAATATCCGGAAGTAGTATGGGTCGCCACCATACTCGAACCACTCTTCAATGACGGCGTACTGGTAACATGTCTTGACGACTTCTTGTACGACGGCCGGCGTGCCTTTTATCCTGTGTCGCTCGATGGCGGAACGTATCAACGTGCGTTTCGTTTCCAGCGGATAATTGTCCCGGTAAAAATCAACATGATACTGCCAGGCCAGTTCATCCAGCAGAGCCTCCGACAATTCGTCCAAGCGTGGCAGCAACAGCACGTTCAGAATGTCACCATAGGCAGTGTCAAACTTCGGCTGGATGGCATCGCAAATGCTTTGGACTTCCTTGTCATTCTTGATGCTTTCCGGCAGTGTCTGTTTGATGGTCGAATCGTCATAGAGGTTAAGCATCTTCCGTACCTCCATACTGAACTGTTATCGTGTTTGCCACGCCTACATGCGTCATGTCCAACACAGTAAAGGACGGGCTGGTCACTGTCACACGCTTTGCTCCGGCATCCACAATCATCTGCACCAGTTTGCTCGGGTTGATATCCCTGCCGATTTTCGTTTTCGTCCATGTCACAAACTCATTCACCGCATCCGTTACCCTATTCTGAATGGCGGTCTGTTGCGCAATGTCCTCCGTGTTGATGTAGTAAGTCACGTTCACGTTGTAGCTTGTGACTACCGGAGCCTGTACTGTCACATGGTCTGTCAACGGCCTGATCTTCCGGTCATTTACCGCAGCATCTACAATGGCCAGCATTTCTTCTCCGGGAATCGCTCCGCCTTCCAACAGAACACGAATGTCAATTTCTCCCGGGGCGGGAGAGCTTACTGCGACGTCGGAAACGAGCGCAGAGGCGTGTTTCGCATAGTACTCATAGGCACCTATAGGCCCGGCAACGGAGAAGCTCTCCGGGGCGATATGGATGGCTTCCCGGTAGCTGGCGTCCTCTTCGATTCCTGCGCCGCCTTCTGATTTCGTGAGGTTGGTCACGCTGGCCACATACGGCACCGGGTCAACCAGTGTTTTAATCTGGCCTGCGACGAATCCATTCCCGGCGGTCCCTGCTTCGGTACAGGTTGCCGACCCGTCGGCATACTGGCTTCCGGCAGGAATGACCACCGAATTATCCAGGGCAAAGAACACTTTGCCGTCTGCGGTGAACCGGGTACCGGCATCCACCGTCACGTTTGTCCCCATGACAGCCGACAGCGTAATCCTCATGGTCGTTTGTGCAGATGTGGCAGGAATACGTTCCACGCCTAAGAGTGCGCCCAGATGGTCCAGATTGTCGCCTTCGGCATACCGGAGCAGGTTCTGTTTACCCGTCTTGTTCAGCCGGTTCATCAGCAGGACGATGATGTTGGTGATGGCCAATAAAAAT